TGCATAAGAGCCTGCAGTCCGTATACCGCAATGTTTACTGCGATAGCAATAGAACCAATTGCTGCAAGGCTTCTAAGAACACCACCAAGACCAGCAATCGTAGGTGTTGCAGTAGCTGCAGCAGCTTGAAGAGTTCGGGTATTTGCTGTGTAAAGAGCAAAAGCAGAAGAGCTGGCAGTTGCCGCAGTGCCTGTTGCTGCAGTTGTAGCAGCCATGCCAGTCATTGCGGCAATGTAACCTGCGCGTAACGCTATTACAGCTTGAATTGCTTTTTGTAGAGCAACATAAATTGCAATAACTTTAACTGTTTCTCCAATAAGTTTTGCAATGGGCGCGGGTATCGCGCTAATTGCATCGGCTAGCCCATTTATTGCACCTGTTACATCAGTAACGCTTTTGACTAATTCTGGTCCAAATACTCGACCGAGTGCCTCACTTAAATTTTTGAACGCTGTGTCAAGTGCCTTGAGTTGATTTACAAGACTGGCTTTCATTGCTTGAAAATCTTTGTCTGTTTTGCCCGCCGCACCACCAATTGATTCAAGAGCTGCCTGATAATCTTTGCCGCCTTTTGCCGCTGCCGCAAACGCACCTCTGACAGCTTCTTGCCCACCAACCATTTGCGTGGCTAGCTCTGGGTTTTTCTGCATTGCTACAGCGAGTTTGCCCATCAAAGATTCAAAGCCTTCACCTTGAATACCGGCAAGAGTCCAGTTAATGCCCAGCGCCGCCGCTGCGTCTGCGCTTTCTTTTGATGGCTTAAGAATTGTTGCCAGCGTTGAGCCAAGTCCTGTAAATGCAACCTCAGCAGTCGCACCATTTTTTGTTGCCGCCGCAACAAATGCGTTGACTTCATCAAGGCTTACGCCTGCAACTGCCGCAACAGACGCAACACGACCTAATTGACTTGTGTAATCAGACCATTCAACTTGGCCATATTCAATCGCCTTGCTGATGCTGTCTGTAACTTGAATGGCTTGGCTGCCAGTCATGTTGTACGCATTTAGCGTTTTGGTCAACACAGCCGTAACTTGTGTTGTATCAGCCAAACCACCAACGGCAGCTTTTGTTGCAGCCTCTACAACCTTGATATTGCCTGCAGTATCAGTAAAGCCAGCAGACAGTGCCTGATAACTTGCGGCTGCTAGTTCAGCTTTATTTGCTACTCCACCTAAATTTTTACTTAGCTGACCTAAACCTTTATCTAAAGCGTTAACGTCACCACCAACAGTTCCAAGACGACGCAGGTTTGTATCAAGCTCTTTTACATCAGCAATAACTTTAGACAGGGCAAACCCAGCACCAAAGGCTGCCACTGCCTGTTGAAGAGCACCAAAAGCTTTTTCAGTTGCTTGCGCTCGTGTTTCAACTTGCCGTAGCTGGCTGACCGCGTTGCGGCTATCAACGTTAATAGCAACGTTGGCGACAACCGACACGACTTACCTACGGCGTTGCTTCATTCTACGATCCTGCTCTTCATTTTGAAGCTCAAAATAGCTAGACCAAAGCAGCAGCTCTTCAAGTGTTACCTCACGGTTGAGCCGGGCTAGCGTGTAACCCAGCTCTTTTGCAACTCCAAGCTGCAGCAGCAGCAGGTTGTCTTTCTTTAGCTCAGCCTTTACCGCTTTTCATGTCGGTTTCGGCTTCCTCTGGGTTGGTGATGATGGCGAGCATCATGGCTTGCAGGTCACTGTCAAGCACATCGTTTTTCAGCTCAGCAATTTCACCAGCCTGAAACAACCGCTGGCCGGCATCGTCGGCTGCTTTGGTTATCAACAGATTCAGCGCAAAGCCATTGGGATCATCGCCACCGGGCATTTTCTGCGCGCGCTCACGTTCTGCCATGGTCAAAGCCGTGGCATAAAACTCAAACGTAGATCCATCGTTGAGTGTTGCAACACGCTTAATTGGCTGAAGATTGGCTGCTTTTTTCAGCCGTGCCAGTGCAGATGATGCCATGCAATAAATGTGGGTGGCCCCAGCATAAGCCGGGGCCGTTCAACTATCAAGCAGAAGTGCTGAAGTCAAAAGTAGGTGCACCGGCCGGGCGGAAGGTGATCTCAACCTGCTGAGCGTCATCAGGGTTGATATTCAGGCTGGCGGTCAGCAGCACGGCATCCATGGCAATGCTGCGGCTAAGCGCCTCGGTGCCTTGCTTGTCGGTGTACAGCTTGAAGCCGCAGCCAACCTGCTGACGCTGCAGCACGTCTTCCACCATGCGATTGGACAGCGCAGCGTCCTCGTTGGTGACGTAGATCGTTGCGGTGCCGTTGCCGTCGGCGAAGCCAGGAATGTAAGCGCGGAAGGGCGCATACTGGCCAGCGGTTTGGCCGATGGTGGTCACGTCGATCTCAGCGCGGCTGATCTCAAACGACCATGACTGCACTTGGCCAACGGCGGCATAGTCGGCGTAGTACACCTCGAACTCGTTAGGTGCCACGGCTGTGCCGTCGTCGGTGATGGCAAGGATGGTACCGCCAGCAGCGGTGGATACGGTCAGCGCGCCAGTGGCTGCGGTGTAGCTCAGCACGTAGTAGGTGGTAGCTGCATCAATCGGAGACGGCAGCGTTCCGGATCCAGATCCGCCGGTTTGGCTGTTGATAACTCGGAACTTGACCGGATCGCCAGCCTTGAAATTCAAGTAAGGGGCGACAGTAATGACATCCGTGCTGGCATTGACGCCAGTTTCAGGGAAGTTGCCGTTAGTGCCGGCAGGCTTGTAGTAGAGGGCGCCGGACGTACCGGACAGAACAGTAACAGCCATGTTGTGAACGGTAGTGGCTACATTCAGTCTAAGTAGGCTTCAAACGTTGCAGTCAACTGAGTTTGATAGTACGGCTCTGGTGATGCTGGCGTTACTTGCGCTGGACCGGAAGCTGCGTCAAAGATAATGCCGGAAAATTTGGCACGGTCGAAAAGGTCTTTAATGCGTTCTGCAATGGTGAGGTTGGCGGCAGCACCAGCGCCTACTGGAGTGAAAATGTTGACAACTAGCGCGCCATTTTGCCGGTTAAAACCGGTAGCTGGGCCAAGTAAAGTGGCATAGGCGTTATCACCAAAACGAATTGCGACCTGAATCCATGGGATGTTATTTGGCGGTGTAAAAGGAACGTTTGCGTAGCTAATGGCATATGGCGGGTCGCCAGATGGGCTACGTGTCGAAATATCTAGTTGGATACGTTCTTCAATAGCGGCTCGAACGTCGTTGTAGGTGCTGCTCATGATTCCCTCCCGATGCGGTCAGCGTTGACGCGCACAAAGCCTTGGATGTCTTTGGCGATGCCTTGCACCCAACCCGCCGGCGCTTGTTTGCTGCTGCCATTGGCAAGAGGCTCTGCATACGGCAGATTGTTGTGCACGCTGTAGACGTTGCCTAGTTTTTCTTGCTGGTACCCGATGCGATCAATCTGCGGAATGCCGCTGTAGGTGCCTGCAGGTTTCTCACCGCCTGGCGCCGCATTCTCTCCTACCTGCCAGCTAACACGAAACCTACCCGTATCAACTGGGCTTGCTTGCTTAAGCCTGCTGTCAGTTTCAAGCACCGCAACGCGCAGCAGCTTCTCCATCTGCTGGCTGGCGTAATCACCAATATCAGCAACCCGGATCGTGCGCGCCATCAGTCCCTCAGAATCAATTCGTACGTAATAGCAGTGTTGTCTTGTTCGATGGTCCGCACCTCAATCACTTGCAGCGTGCGGCCTGAAATGATGACGCGATCGGCAGTGGTTGGCGCATTTGCCAAGTCAGCAGCAGCAATCAACAACCGCTTGTCGCCAGCTTGGATTAGGTCATTAACCTCGCGCAGGTTGACATCTTCCAACACGCCACGTACTGCAGTATCAGTTGTGGTTTCACTAACGGTGCCAGTGGTTGGATTGTAGGCGCCATTTATCACGCGGCGGATGGTGGCAACACCGCCAAACTTTGCCATCAGCTTGCTGGCAACCTTGCGTAGCGGACTAGCTAATGCCATTAGGCAACCTGCACTGCAGTCAGGATAATGCCAGGGATGGAGGGATGCGCTGGTCCCGATGGCGATGATGGCAATGATTGGATGCTAGCGGCTACGTCTGTGGTAGACCAGATCAATTCCAAGTAATCATTAGCGGCAAGTTTCAGAACATAGTTCACGCAACCAATAACGTGGCCATCAACGTTGCCATGGCTTGAAATGATGCTGAACTTACTGTCGCTAGCCGGCACGTCGCCAGCGCTGCTTTCATTGTTCTTGCGCAGCCAGATATTGATGTCGTGAATCGAGTTGCTTGTGTTCACAAACTGGACAGAGTAAGTGACGCTGTAAACGCCTGCCCTAGAAAAGGTGACTCGTGAGCCAGAGACAATGCTTATCCCACGGCTATCAGCATCCGTTGAATTAATGCCAATTGAATAGGCAGTGTTGGCAGCCTCTGCAATCTGCTGAGTCGTGTCATAAAACGACCCCCACAACATTTGGTTGCGGACTGTATCAAGACCACTTGTGAACGGATTGAGCTTAAATGCCATTGCTCAGCTCCGAACAACGGTAAGCAGATTATTGTTGCCATCATAGGTCATTGTCAGCACTGCTACGGTTTTGCCGCTTGTACCGCCACGTTTGTACGTTGCAGTTAGCAAGTTATTTGCGCCGTCGTATGTATTGACAATGCAATCATGCGTAGGGATTTCAAGCCCCTCGCGGCTTACCGCATCACCACCACCAAGGAAGGCAAGAGCCATGATCAGATCCGGTACGCAATAACTTTGCCGCTAGCCAGGGTCACGCTGGTGAATACACCTTCAATCTCGTCGCCTGCGCCAAGCGGTACGGAGGTAAACGCATTGCCAGTTGCATTTTGCACGGTAGCTGTGCTGATTACGGCATCAGCAACTGCATACAGCTTGTAAAACCTACCGGCATGGGCAGCGGTATCGCTAATGTACTCAAAACCTATGCTGTACTCGTCCATGGTTAGCTCCTGCGGATAGAGAAGTTGCCTGGTCCGCTAATTCTAAGCCCTGTGAGGTATCGCTCCATCAGCGGCGGCACCTTGTCAACACCAACAGCGCCGTAGCCAAGGTTGGGAGTCACGTCAATGCTGCCGATCTTGACGTTCTTGTAGTCTTCCAACCCGCTTAGCCCGATGCCATCTGGGTTGTTGTTGAGATAAGTGGCCAGCACAACTTGCGCATACTGCACCTGCTGCGGGATTTCAGTGTCGGTGTAGTAGTCCGTCGTGATGCGAAACGGAAAGCCAACAGCGTACGTATTGATGTAGGTATCAGGCTTGCGCACGCCAGTACGCGGCCACTGCAATGCCTGCGTATCGGTAGCGCGAGCGCCTAGAAACCGCTCACGATCCAATCGTTGGGTAGCGGTAAACAGCGCTCGATTCTTTTGGTCAGTAGTAGCTGATGCCCATGCCGTCACATCAGCATCTTGCACAAAGCCATCAATGATTTCCTGCGCTGCTGCCAGCGTCAGGTAGGAGTTTGCGCTTGCCGACCCTACGGTTGCGTTGATTGCTATTGCCATCGTTGGGTGGCTCCGTCATCTCAAGTTTAAGTGTGGGCTCTGCAATAGAAAGAGAGGCCACCTCCGTAGAGGCAGCCTCCTTTTCACGCAGTCGCCGGAAAGCGAACAGCCCCATCAGATGCGCTTAAGCAGCACGGTGATGATCACACCAGCCAGAGCGGTGGTGGTGCCGGTGACATCCAGAGACAGGCGGTCGCCAGCCTCCAGGGTCAGGTTGGCGGTGGTGCTGGTCAGTTCACCAGAATCGGCAGCATCGAACTTCTGCTCAGTCAGAGCAGTGCCCTTGAAGTCGATCTTGGTGGAACCGAGTAGGTCATCACCAGCAGTGGCAGCCTCGGTGCCTTGGCAACGACGGATCGTGCCAGAAACAGCAGAGCCGTCACTGCCGGCGGTGGCGTGCACCTCGCGGATGGTGACCACTTGGCACTTCACCGGAGCGGTGAAGAACTGCACATCAGCCACCGAAGAGGCGATGTAGTGGTCAGCAACGATGTACTGCTCTGTGGACAGTTCAAACTGGGAAGGTTGTGCCATGGTTAGTTACCTCAATCGAAGTTAGAGGTGTTGGTGGCGCGCACGATGCCGAGGTTCTTCAGCTCGTACACCTTCGACCAGTTAGCAACCGTTTCCAGCTGAGCGCGAGTGGGGTTAACGGTAGTCACCGCCCACTTAGCACCAACAGGGTGATAGCAGTAGTGCAGGTCAATCGACATGGCATCGCTCTTAGCGAGGATGTCACGATCGGTTTCGGTCTGCATCGCCATCTGCTCACCGCTGGCAACAGCGCCTTGGGTGAAGAAATAGGTGGCGTATTCGGTCGAAGAACCGCTGCCATCGGTCTGCACATCGTCAGACACGATCACGCGCAGACCCATGTAGGTCGGCACGCTCACGGGGCCGTAGGCACCAGCGATGCTGCCGCCAACAAAATCAGTGACGCTAGAGGTCAGACGTGCATCTGTCTCGGTCACGTAGTCGATGGCCTTGCGCTCAACGAGGTCGTAATAGACCTTGGAGTGCATGGCAACGGCTGCCAGTTTGTCGCCTTGATCGCCCAGCAGGCTGCGGGCTTCGGCAACGTGGCGGGGGCTCAGCGTGGTGGGGGTATCACCAGACTCGCCATCAATGGTCAGACCAAAGAAGGCAGCAGAGCTGGAGGTAGATCCCAAGCTGCCGAACACACCGCCAAGGCAGGACAGCAGATCCTTTTGGCGCTGGTTAGCGATGTAGTCAGCGATCTTGGCGCCGATGGCGGCCATGGGATCGGAGCCGGCAGCAAGAGCGGCCAGGTCACGAGACTCAAAAGCACGGCCACGGTGCAGGATCACGCCAACTTGCTTGTCAGCTTGGATCTTGCCAGGGGTGAGGCTGGTGCTATCGGTCAGCACCTCAAAATCACCAGAAAGGTTTGCTTTCCAGAAGGGAACGTTGATGAAATCACCGCCCTCGGTGGCATTCAGCTCCGCCAGAGGCTGCACCACACCGGAAGCCAGGAAGGCATCGCGCTGGGTGGTTTGCTCAATGACGTAAGGCGTAAATACCTCGGGGATGATGATGTCAGAGCGAAGGGTCGCCATGACTAATCCTCAAAAAGGGTTTACGGATGTGGGCGCAGCCCCAGGCTCTATGTGGCGCAGCCATCACGAGCAGACAATAGAATCCTAACGGTTGGCTGCAGCTTTCATCCGCTCATATAGGTCGCGGTCTGTACGGAATAGCCGTGATTGCTCTGTGAGGTTGAAGCTATCGCGGCTGAATGGATTGCTCACGCCAGTTGGGATGGTGCCATTGCTGCCGCCGGTTGGTGCGCCACTGCCTTGCGGCTTCGGTTGCTTTTGCATCCATGCTGGCAGCGTCTTGGCCCATTCAGCAACGGGTTTGCGTTCGTAACCATCTACGACGACCACGGTGCCGTCGGGCTCGCGCTGGATCGCATCAGGCGACAGCTTGGTCTTCAGCACGAGGTCAGGGTCGTGCACAATGTCAGCCAGTGCCGTGACTGCGGGAGCAACGAGTTCTAGCTCGCGGACGCGGGCTTCAAGTGTTGTGATGCGCTGGTCCTTTTCAGCCGTCGCCTCACGGAACTGCTGCTCCAAAGCCTGCCGGGCTTCTTGATACTTGCCTTGAGATTCGAGTTGCTGTTGCTCGTAGTTGCGCTTGAACTCCAGCAATTCATCAACATTTACTCCATCAGGCGCCTTAGATTTCTTTGCTGCACGCAGCTCAGCAATCAGCTCTTGATTCTTGCGTTCTAGGGCTTCAACGCTGCGCTGCAACGCTTCAGCTTCAACCCCAGTAGTCGCAGACTCTTGGGTTTGTTGTTCATCAGACATGGATAAGCCGCAGGCTTAATTACGCTGCCATCGTACCAGCAGCCAAAGCAATGGCCCGCGAGTGGAATACACCAATCCGCGAACCTTGGAATCCGCTGATTAAGGAACTGCTAAATGCAATTGACCGCCACGAGCGGTTGTATCGCCAAGATGGCAATGGATGGCACGCTGCTAAGGCGCAAGATCTGCGCTGGTATGTCGCAGAACTAAAGGATTGGATTCATTGCCAAGAGGTTACCACTTCTCCTTATCAGCCCAATACGCAGCAGACATCTTGCCCTTAGCGATGTTGCTGGCGTGGCGTGCCTTGAACGATGCGCGGCGTGCTTTGGCCGCGGCAGATTCACCCTCGCGTGATGGGCTACCACTAACGCCTTGCTGGCCAAAGCGGATCAGCTTTACCTTGTCGCCTTCCTTGGCGAGCACCGCGTGCGATTTGTTCGGATGCTTTGGTGTCCGCTTCGGCTTGTTGTAGCCGTCAAACTGCTCGCCGCGGTAGGTGATCATTTCTTCGGCTTACGAGGCTTGGCAGTCTTAGCAGCCGCCTTGAACGCAGCAGCAGTAGGTCTGCCCTCTTCACCTTTACGCGCCATGCGCTCCTTGCTGCCGGCCGCAATGCGCTTGCGTTTAGCGGCAATGTTTGCGTATAGGCCAGGCTTCTTAGCCATCACTTCTTACCCTTGCGTGACTTGCCGGCTTTTGCGAGCGCGATTGCCACCGCTTGCTTTTGCGGCTTGCCTTTTTTCATCTCGGTTTTGATGTTGGCTGATACTGCAGCCTGCGACTTGCCCCGCTTCAGTGGCATCGCGCCATTCCTCAATACCTGTTAACAGTGTAGACCCGTCTGCTGTTGCCCAGCCCTTGTCGGTGTAGATAGCTGGCACCCATGCCTCGCCATGCAGGGCCTCTACTGGATCACTTGAGATGAAGTAGATTCCTTCATTACGAAAATGCCGCAGGCTAGGCAGGTCCATATCGTGCACGAAGCTGATCCAAGGTTAGCTCTGAGCCGTCATCACGAACTAGCTTGGCGATGGCGTCAGTCGGGCCGTATTTTTCGGCAAGTCGGTTGAAATATGGCACCTTGTTGGCGCCCAATGCCTTGGCCTTGGTTTCAAGGTCTTGCTTTGCCAGCCACTGCCCGTAGGTTTGATCCGCTGGCACCTGGCCACCTGCTGATGCACGCTTTGCCGGTGGTGGTGGTATAAAGCCCAGCTCGTCGTAGTCGATCACCGGCACCGTCGTGCTGCGGCAGTTGAAGTGCTGCGGCGGAGTCGGACCCTTGCCATATTCAAACTCGCGGCCATCCAATGCACGGCAAATGCTGCTGGTGCGGGTATCCAGTGTTGCCACATAGCGATACTTCTTAGTGATGTCTTGATTGGCTTCATATACCTGTTGACTAGCTGCATTAGCTACTTGGTTGATGCTGGTGCGCACAAGGCTAACGATCTGATTGTCGGCAACTGCTGTTGCCTGGCCGCCTGCTGCAACTAGCTGCTTCACGGTTTTGGCTTCTTCGCCAAATTCAAGGTTTCCGATCAGCCGCTTGGCAATGGCTGGCGTTGGCTCACCAGTCAGCAAGCCTTGCCGCACGACTTGCGAAAACCGCTCAGCCTGATCAACGGCAATGCCGCGGAATGCTTTGGTAACCACTTCGCCATTGGGCAACGTGATCGTTGCACCTTGTGCTGCGGTGAGGCTAAACGTCGCCGGTGCACCTTGCACAGCAGCAAACAGGTCATCACTTAGCGCTACCACATTGATCTGCGTTGGATCAGTGGTTACCACTGACTGCGCAAATTGCGGGCTGATCTCAACGGTGCGCACCGCATCACGTGCACCTGCCGGCAATGCACGCCGCAGTTGATCGGCCACAAACTCAGACTGCAGCTCTGCAATGCCTTGCAGCTCCGATGCAGTCAGCTCCGTTGCATCGCCTGCCCATGTTGCCAGGCTGTCTTTTAGTTGAGCAAGGATTGCCCTGAGCCGCGATGCCTTGACTGGCGCCGACAGTTCATCAATGGTGCGCAGTTGATTGACCGCATCAATGATGATGTCGTTGTAGGCATTGATCACACGTCGCGCAACACTATTGCTGTAGCGGTTCAGGTCGATTGCATTGCGGTATAGCGCTTCTGGGGTGCTCATTGCTGAATGCCAAGATCTTCCGGTTGGTAACCGCTGCTGATGCTGACATTAGCGCCGCGATTTAATGCCGTGGTGACCAATGCAGCAAATGCGTCATAACCGTTTTGGCCGTCTTCGTACAAGATCGTCTCGTCAATTTCATCTGGCTTGCCTTCCTTATACCAACTGATGCGCACAATGGCTAAGACCTGTTCCGGCAGGGCGCTGACGTGATAATCAAGCTCTTGCCTCCTCGGTTTCCTCGGTTCCATCCAGATCATCAGGTCCACTAAGCGGTCGGTCACCCAGTCCAGCAGGTTGTAGATCAAGCCCCGCATTGGCCGTAGCTTCAAGCTCCTCATCCACGTTAAAGTCGTCGCCTAGCACATCGCCTTCAGCAAGCTCACGCAGTAACGTTTCCTGCGTAATGGTGCCTGCGGTGTAAAGCTGCAGCAGCGCTTGGATTTCCTGCGGCTCAAGGCGTGTGCCAAGAAAGTCGCGGTTGACGTAGCTGCTGCCAGCAGATGTGTTGTTGCCGATGTACTGCGCATGAAACTTCAGGCAGTTGTCGATCATGTCCTGCACGTTTTGCGCAATCACCATCATGGTGCTGTCGCCTTGACTGCGATCAATGCGCTTTGCCTCAGCAGTTTCAGCCGATAGCTTTTGGCCCAGCACTGCCGACAGACCTAGCTCGTTGATCTGCAGTGCAAGCTGCTCAAGCCTGCGAAACTGATAATCAAAACTGCGGCCAGCGGGTTCGATGTATTCAGCGCGGCCATCAGCGGGGAATGCAATCGCCTCGCCGGGTCCAGCGCTGACTTCCTCTGCTGCAGATGGGAAGCCATAAAACGCCAGCATCGGCACAGCGCTGATGTGGAGCTGGTTGTCGAGGTCGCTCTGAATCTGATATGCCTTGAGGTTCAGCTCGGCAATATCTTCCAGCGGAGGCCGTGACTCCATGAAACCATGGCGCTGCGCATAAGCAACCGAGAAGGGAATCTCAAAAAGGCTTGTGCGGCCCTCGTCGACAACCTTGAAGTCGCCGTTGTCCTGCTTCTGGTGCAGTTGAAATTCACCTGGCGTCAGCACACGAATTTGCTCCACTGCCTTTTCGCCGAACTCACCATCAGGCACGGTGACCGTCTCGGCAAGTCGCAGTTGCGTCAACACCTGCCGGCCTTCCTGCTGCTCAGCACGCCAGCCAAGGATCTGTCGTGGTGTGTAGGTCACCCAGTAGGGTCTACCCCCATCAGCAGGTGCATCCACCAGTACACCAATGTGGCCATAACGGACCATCTTGCGCGTGGTTTCATAGGTCCAGACATTTAAATCATCGCCTTGCATGTCAACATCAAATAACTGCTCACGGATGACATCTGCTGTGTCATCAAGCCGTACGGGCTTGCGCGTCAACATGCCAGCCAGCATCCGTTCAAGGCGTTGGTAAAACGGCGGGCATACGCTGCGAGCTAGACGGTTGTCGTAGGACTCATCTAGCTCACGTGGCTCTTGCGGTAGGTAACGCCGATGCTTGCGGCGCATACCATATGTGCCTTGCAGCAGATCTTCAATCAAGATCCAATGCGCCTCTTGTGCGTACCACGCAGTGTTGGCATCCTGCACGCGAGTAACGCGGCGCTGCGCAATGGGTCGGTCGTAGTTGTTAAAGCCGGTGTACATTACAGCGCCGCAGTCATGAATGCAGTTTAGGCAGCAGTCAGCGTGATGCTATTGCGGCCAATCTTGATGTCAAACTCAGCGCCGGGCTCGTAACCCATCTCGCGCAGGTAGCCGTCACCGATTTGCAGCTTGCCGTTGAATTGCACCTTTGCCTTGTAGGTCAGGCCGCGGCCGCGCTTTGCTGTCTTGCTGCCTAGGTCAACGCCTTTGGCTTCCAGCAGCGCTTCATAGAACTGCGTGAATGCCACGCGATCCTTGATCACGTAGCCGCATTCTCGCACCATTTCGGACTTAGGCGCATTGCCCAGTTCTTTGACCTTGGCGAGTAGTTCGACGCCCTTGAGCATGGGTAGAGTTAATGATTGGCGGAATCAATATAGCCTGATGCCTGTAGATCGCCCAGCACCTGCGTGCAATGGGTTGAACTCACGCCAGACCAAGTAGCCCAGCGCGTCGTTCATGTGGTCATGGCCGGCATCCTTATCGGGATCGCCCTTGTCGGTGTAGCACTGCAGCTCCAGGCATTCGATCAGCCGCTTGCAGCGCTGGTGGATGGTGAGCCTGACCTGGCCCTTGCCGTTTTCCAGCAAAGCCTGAACAGCAGCCACGCGATCACGGACGGGAGGATTTGCACGTGGCGATTGGTTTGACATGCCGTAGGACTCCAGGATCTGAATATCGGTCTGGCTTGCGTTGGTGCTGCGGTTGCCGCCGCTGGCATCTGGGTAGATGTAGATGCGCCGCTGCGGGTAACGCGCTTGGATCTCTTGCGCCAATGCGTCGGTGTCATGGGCGCCGCTGATCTCATCAATCAGTAGCAGGCTGCTGCCGGTGCGAATGCCGATCACGGCAGACATGTTGCCAACGTTGAAATCAACGCCAATACGCAGCGGCTCGCGGTCTAGGTCTGGCAGCTCAACCACCACGTGCTTGTCGCGGCTGAAGCGGTCATAGATAGTGCCGGTGGTGAGGTTAACGAACTCTCCATCCAGATACGCCCGCAGCAGGTTTGGGTCGTAGTTGGCCTCTAGCCGCTCAATGAAGTCCGGTGGCAGGTGTGGGTTGTCTGCTGACCGCATCTTGATCAACTTGCGGTCAGCACGACCCTTGGCATCCTCGCTGCCAAAGGTGTTCCACATCCAGCGGAAACCCTCCGGTGTGGATGCAGCGCCAAACTGCCGCACGTTGCCGCTGCGAAGTCGACCAAGGATCTTCGGGAATGCTTTATTGGCAATAGATGGTGTCACCGTGTCGATCTCATCTGCCAGCACCCATGCAAGGTTCAAGCCGATAATGCGGCTCCAGTTCTCAAAACTGCGGCACAGGATCTTAGTATCGCCGCCTGGCAGGTGCAGCATGTACTCAGGCAGCGGGCTTGCCCTGAAGGTGTAGGGGATCTCATACGCCTCCAAGAACTGCTCAAAGTCGTTCTGCCAAATGTCGCGGATTAGAGGGCCGGTGGGCTCCATCACTGCACCAATAAAGCCTTGATTGGCCGCGGCCAGCATCACCGCCTTAGCGCACAGCGCGCGTGTCTTGCCGGCGCCATAACCGGCTGAGATGCCAATGATTTGCGTGTCACTGTCATCCACAAACGCAAGCTGGCCAGGGTGCAGGTCAGCGCGGATGCGTTGCAGCAGATCGCCCGTGTCCTCTTGCGTTGCGACATCCATAAACCCAAGCAGGCTGCCGGGTTGGCAGATGCCGGCTAGCAGGCTCATGACATCTCAAACCGCAACAGCTTGGCCTGATCTTCTAGCGCTTTGATTGCAATGCTGAGGTTCCCCTTGGCGCGTGCTTCACGCTCATAATCTTGCAACCTTGCTAGTGCGGCTTGCAGCCATTGCGGGCGCTCTAGCTCTGAGTCAAGGGCAATCAGCTTGCGCGCTTCCGCCATGTAATCGCGCACTTGGCGTTCGCTGACGCCCCACAGCTCGGAACCGTGTTGAACGATCTGATGGTGGCTGTGAGCACGCAGGATGAGGTCATAAACCACGTTGACGCGGTTCTGAATCTCATCCTTGGTGCTCTTCTTTGCCACGTATTAGTTGCGGACTTGCACAGGCATTACAAGATAAGTTACACCGTCCACGCCACTAGGTGTCAACACGACGGGTGTGGTTGCCGTATTGGCGTGCAGCGTAATGGTTTCTGCGGGCTTGAACGCCTTGATGCCGTCTAGCAGGTAGTGGACGTTAAACGCCCATGCGTCATTGGCGGTGCCTTCCACCTTGAGTAACTCCTTGCCGTTGTTGGCGTCTGATTCGGCAGTGATGGCGATGGTGCCACCTACTGCCTCGATCTTGACGATGGAGTTGTGCGCATCGGCGATGATGGCGACACGCTCCAGTGCACGGGTCAATCGGCGACGGTCGGCGGTGATGGCGCTTTTGAACTCAGCGGGTACCAGCTTGGCCACGTCTGGGTAGGTGCCGTCCATGATGCGGCTGTAGATGGTGATGCCGTCACCTGCGTCGATCACAGCTTGCCCTTTGGCAACGGCGATGGTGACCACGCGATCTTGCAGCAAACGCATGGTGCTGACTGGCAGCACGAGGTCTAGGCCATCTGGCAGATCAATGGCGTAACGCATCAGGCGATGGCCGTCAGTGGCTTCTATGTGGCCGCTGCCGAGGTGGATGCCTTGGAGCATCTGCTTGCTGGCGTCGGTGCTGGCAGCTGCCATGCAGGCGCGGATGCCGGCGGATAGGTGCAGCTCGCTCGTAGCAGCGTCTACAACCGGCAGCGCGGGGTAATCCGCCGCATCAGCCTCCGCAAGCCCGTAGGAGCCCGCGGAAGCGGTCAGAGCGCCATCTGCGAGGGTCAGGGCCTCATCGCCGTCAAAGCGGCTCACAAGACCAGCCAGCAGCCGATACGGCAGCGCTACAGCGCCATCGGTCTCTACTGCGGCTGGGATGGTGACGGTGATGCCAAGGTCAAGATTGAAGCCGGTGATGGTCATGGCGCCACCAGCGGCTTGGATCAGACAGCAGTCAAGGATCGGATGGCTGCTGCGATGGCCAACAGCAGGCGCAATGGTGCGCAGCGCGTGATCGAGATCAGCTTGGCAGGTAACGGCTTTCATTTGGCGGTGGCGGCAGTAACGAGGCTGGTGATGATGCGTTCGTAATCAGCGGCGAAGCTATCCACGAGTTCCATGGGTAGCGGTACGCCGTCATCAATGGCGTTGTCGGCAATGGCTGCGGCATACGCCACTGCTTGGGTCATGGTGTCATGTAGCCGATTGATCACCGGCTGCTGCTTGGCTGGAATGTGAATGAGCGATGACATATGCAACGAGAGTTTCAACGTGACGGCGGTTCAGGTCACCACGCATGAAGGCGCAGGCGTCCGCCACCAGCGCATGGTACGCCGTCGTGGTCAATCCTGCAACAACCCCACCGCTCAAAGCACGCTGCCGGATCAGATGAGCACGCGGGATGCCATGCGCTGCTGCTTCAGCGTTCAAGCGCGCTAGGTCATCAGCGGTGACATTGATCTTGATTTCGGGCATTCAGTGGTTCCAATCGAGGCGGAGCATAGGCAAAAAGCGGCGTCCTAACGCAGTTTGCGGGGTTCGGACGGTGAGACGCCTTGCGGCAACTGGTCTTGTCCTACCGTCCTACCGTCCTAACCTCTTAATAAAATGGGATAAAGAGAGGGGAGGGGGAGGGGGATTAGGAAACTCTTAAACCCTATGTAGGACCAGACGGGGATAGGACGGCTCAAAACCCAATCACTGCAATGGATCTCGCCGTCCGCACCCACTTAGGACGGGGCGTAGTGCCAACGTCTCTTGCCTGTCGCCTCTCGTTTGCGGACCAACCCGAGATCCTTGAGAATCGCAGCCACCTGCATCTGATCCGATCGGTTCTGGCGCTCCAGTGGTTTTTTGATTCCGTGAGTAAGAACGTCCTCAATCGTGAGCACATCAGTAGAACGCCTGCGGGCAAGATATTCCGCAATGGCACTACGCCATGGCGAGTCAATCACGTAGTTATCATTCTCTTCGGTCACCTTGACTTCCATCTCAACAGGTAGCCGGTTAGTCTCACCTGCCCTGTAGGCATGTACAACAGCGGACCAAATCGCATCGCGTTCAAGCATCAGTGAAGCGGTATCAATCTGGTCCTGCTGCGTCTTAGTGGTCGGGATGACCCAGAAGCGGCGATTACCGGTTTCATCCACCAGAAACCCAGTGGTTTTGTTAGTTGTGCCAACAATGATGCCACGCCTTGGAAACGACTCAACTTCCTTGCCATATGGCACGCGCATTAGATCAATAGCCTGCGAAAGAAAGGCTTTTACCTGTCCGGCGTGACGCCTGCCCGTGATGTGGTCAAGCTCCGCCCATTCCATCATCCACGACCGATGGAGCACCATCACGTCGTCTTTTGTGCTGATGTCGCCTAACGCATCTGAGAAGAACGGGCCACCTAGGCAACCCCAGAAGCTGGACTTGTAGGCACCTTGATCGCCCATCAATACGCAGGCGGTGTCGTGCTTGCAGCCAGGATTGAAGGCACGCGCCACGGCACCGATTAGCGTGCGCTTGAGCATCTCGTCATAGATGGTCGGCTCCGGCAACGCGGCATCGCACGGCCGTAGGTAAGCGGTGGCCAGCCTGTCGATGTAGGTCGGTGCAACGTGGTCGGCGCAATGCTCTAGGTAAAGGCGCACCGGGTCATATGGCTTCTCGCTTGCCACTTGGACCAAGCAATCAATGGCAAGCTCCTTGCCGACCTTGTAGCCCTGCTCTGCCAGCTTGAGGTAATAGCGGTCGACGCCTTCGATCACTTGGTTATCGACCTCGATCTGCTGGGTAAAGATGTTGAGCCTGATGTCACCGGCATTGCGACGCAGGTACTCCAGCAGCTCAGCAGCCTCTAGCTTTTGCGGGCTGCCGCCTACTGGCGCGCGGCCACCTGCCTGCGGCTCCGGGTCAGCGGTGCGGCCGCCAACCTCGCGCCGCACTGGGCTAGCGCTACGCCAGCCGTCTTTCTTGGCCATGTCGCCAAGGGTGCCGAGCGTGATGCCGGATTTCTTAAAGCTCCGCCACTTGCGTTGGCAGTCGCTGGGTTTGTGCTTAGCGGACTGCGCCGACCACTGCTCCCATTGATC